CTATCATTTAAACCATTATCTATATTATAAACTCTAGCATCGCTTTTACGGATAATTTTCTTAGTACCGACAGGACCATAGAAATTAATTTTCATATCAAAATCGAGAGTATAAATGATCGTTCTTCTTTGTTCTTGTGCACCTTCATAGTCATCAGTAAAACTTACACTCGTTAAACTAATAGGAACATCTTCTTTTAAATCTGGATGATCATTTAATGGTTTAATCGTTAAAGTATATTGAGGTGTGAAAAACGGAAATATCTGCTCTACCACTTGTAAAGCATCATCTTGATTTTTAGCGTATATGCTTAATTGAAAATTAATAATATATGGTACGTATATGTTTATTTTATTTCTATTAAGTGTAGTTGTTCCAACTTGACTAAATGCGTTATTCTTTTGAAGTTGTCTACTAAGATCATAAGAAATACCTACAATTTCAAATGACATTCTTGGAAGTTTAATAGCTACCTTCGAATCATTTACTAAATCAGGTACCTCATTAATTCTCTCTAAAAACTTTTGTTTAGGACCATAAGCTAATGGTACCTTCATCGTATTAATAACACCGCCACTACTATCTTTTCTTAGTACGTATATATTATTAAACATTGCACCAAATAGTGCAACACTTTTTCTAATTCTTTCGTGATAAAAATACGTACCGAACATTAGCTTGGATCTCCGAATGGATTTGATTCACTAAAGTCTAAGAAGTCGGTAAGTGTATCAAAATACGTATTTTGTTCTGTGTTTGATAGTTGATTATCTTCGGCTACTGCGCTTACGGTAGCAATTGAATTAACAACTCCAACTCCTAAATCAACGTCTTCTGTTCCAACAATTTGTCTTCCTGCTATAAACGAATGATATAGACCATCGTCTGCGCCTGCATTAATTACTCCAAGTATTCTATCAGAATCACTCCATCTTGAAACCTCTCCAGACATAACAACGCCATCCGAGAAAGTTTGATTTACGGTTTCTCCTAATGTAAATCCGCCACTTGCTGAATCTAAAGTTAAGAGATACTCATATCCGTATTGTCTTTCTATACTATCAATATCTGCAATATTTGTATCGAAATCTTCACCACTAAATTCAAATAACTCACAACGCAGTTTATATGTAGGTAAATCTTTTAGTTGATAAAACGGCTGTTCGTGCTCAACATGCATTATTTGAAATAGTTTTTTAGAAAATGGAATGTAAAGCAAATCACCTTCAAAGGGTCTTACACCTTGAATTTCATTGTCATATCTTGCGACAGTTTGTTCCCAACGTTTTTTAGCCACAATAAACGTAGCTTGATCTCTTATTTCTACACCGAATTTTGTAAATAAATCGCCTTCACCATCAAAGCCTTCAATATTTTCGATATACATTTCAATCTTATATGATGAATTAAAACGAGAACTTGCATCCTCATTTAATATATTATCTTTATTAACGATGTCGCGAGGAAGATAGTAAATATCTTGACCATAAATCTTTAGCGATTCAATTATAATCTCTTCATATAATTGTTGCTCTGACCTACTGCCCTGGCTGAAATACATATTAGTTGCCATGATTTACCCCATAAAGAAATCAGCTGGCATCTCATGCTCAGTGCGGATTGCTTCTCTTAGCCTATCGATATCTAATTGCGCATCTTCATAAATCTGTCTACCATTAAGCGTAACTCCTCCTGGTAATGTCATACCTTCAAACTTAATAAGATTTTGCCCCCATTGTCTTTTAAATAGAGCAGTCGTATATTCTTTTAGCCATCTGTCATTCCAAATACTAGTATGAGAATCTGGCGCAAGTATTTCATATACCTCTGCTACAACGTAGTCTCCGGCCTTTAAATCACCATCTGTGAAATCACCGTGAATATAAAGTCTATTTTGTTTTCTTGAAAACTGAACTTGAGGAGTACCATTCATTCTCATATCAATCAAAGAAAGATATTGTTGCATTTGTTCATAGTAACCTAAATCTCCCATATAAGTCTGAAGATTGGCTATATCATTTAAATGCAATTGATATTTTATATCAAAGAAATCTCTTGTTATTGATCCGCCCCGAATAGGAAACAGTTGTGATACAAATGTTATATTTGACGACAAAGAAATATATTCATTTGTGACATCATCCGAAGTGATTAAATGTTTAAGATAAGTTCTTAATGTAGCATCAGAATGAAATTCTTGATAATACTGAAGAGCTTCGTCAACTCTATCTTCTTGTTGTTCTGGGTCAATATTGATTTCTATGACAGGATCTCCTAAAGATCTCATCGCGTAATCAATTAAACCTTGTCTACTACTCGGATTAGCCATATGATAAACCTTAATATATTTTTAGCTATTTATACAACTTAACCGATGTAAGCAAAACCACCAAATTTGCCTACTCCTGTTCGCACCGCGGGGCCATATCCTGGGCCTGCAACAGATGATGTGCCAACAGAATTAGTTGTAATTGAATTTTGTAAATTAAATGTTCTCCAATTATTGACTTCCGGAGATCCCGAATTGCCCTGATCAGCCATAAAAACAGTTTTTGCATCATTATTTCCTTGAGTATAACTTACTCCGTATGATATGGCGTCGCCAATAACTGCAACAGCGCTAGTCATACTAGCAAATGAAACTTTTCCTACTTGTTTAAAAGCTTGAGAAAATGCTGGGCCATTGTTATATTGGCCGCCATGTACCCAAACCGCATCTGCGTTAGAAGCTACTCCATTATCAAATCTCCAATCACTAGGAGTACCTTTTGCTATATTTGTAACGCCATATGGTGACATATCGCGGCCTTTTATAAAAAGACTTGGAGGCAGATATAAAACAGAACCTCCTGTTGCTTGAGCTGTTGCAAAAGGCAATTTTAAACCAAGTTCGTGTTGACTATTTGGAACAGAAGATACTAATGGATGATATGGATGGGAGTTCCCATAGACAAAATGAACAGAAAATTCACTCGAAGATCCTACATTAGCTGCGTTGCCGGCGTAAATGGGGTTCATATACGATTGGTTACCCGGATTACGGAAATCTGCTATAATTCGACTACCATTTCCGCTGGCAAATGATCCAGAATATGTATCGCCGCTGTTATTGGAATACCATTTATCGTTTGAATTTTCACTCCAATTTTGAGTTTCTCCATGGTTTGAGCCTATATTTATGCCAGCTGGAGTAAAAACCGTAGGTAAATAAGTATTAACAGTCGGATTTATAGCTACCGCTGTTTTCGCCGCTTTAGGCATTGTCCATATAGCTTGATGATCTCCGCTATTATTTGATGTTTGGCCACCCATCATTAGAACTTGAGTAGGACCAGTCGCTGTGCCCACCCCATATATGCCAGGATAACCTTGCGCACTTCCTACGGCAACTTCGGTATCATTTGAAAAGGTTAATTGATAAACATTATGATCCAAAGCGGCAGGCATAAATGGCCCCGAGGAAATCCCAAAATTAAAAAATCCATCATCGGATTTTATATATTGGTTTCCACCCTTAGCGATTGTATATGCATGTAAAATTGTCGAAGCGGTGTTATTAGGAGCAATCGTATTTACAGGATGCCCCGCAAAAACCCAAGCAGTATGAGTAAAATCAGATGGCGCGCCATCGCCTTGTGGATCTTGTGGATTTGTAGTATTATAACTTACGGTTCTTATTTGTATATTTCCGTGAAAATCTTGAGGAGTACCTTGACTATTACTAAAAATGCCTCTTAGCATAAAATTATGTCCACGAGTAGTGTCTTGTGTTTGTTCAAACAAAATAGTCATAATAGATTAAACCTTTTAGTTGAATTCGGTTATAGGTCGTGCGGAGTTGGACTGAGGTGTCGGATTGGTTAAAGGATAAGATCCGGTGCCATCAGTTCGAGTATAAAACATACTTCCAGGTCCTCTAAATTTCATTTGACCAGAAGATGCGTAATTTGGATTAACTTGATCCCATTTTACTGTAATTTGTATTCCATTACTTCCTGGATATGTCCAAGGCGTTGTAAATGGAAATGTTGTCGGACCAGGACTAGTCCATGTATAAGGCGATGGATTGCGAACTATAGTTTGTGGACTCGACACTGCTGAACTGGTTGATAAATTTGCTGTAGGCGCTAAAGCTATTGTAAAGTTCGGTTGTGTTGGCCTTGTAGGAACGTTAAGATTATCCCAACTAATGCTAGTAAGAGTTGTAGGACTAGATAATCCTGCAGTGCTAAGTTCAGGTGCTGTAAGATTATATCTAATTATACTTCTTCTAAACCAAACGTTATTAATTCCACCTGTACTATTCGGATACGTAGTATATGGAGCTGAAAGAGGCCCTAATACGAGAAATGGACCCGAACCACCCCCTCCGCCACCTCCTGGAGTTGTACTAGTATCGGAAATAGGAACAGATAACGATTGCTGAGGACCGGTATAACTACCTGGAATAGTGAAAGTCATTGTTTCACTGCCTTCGGTAGTAAGATCATTCGCAAGAGTAAACGGTAC